AGACTGCCATTCGTTATTCTAGCAACAAGAGCGTTTTGCGTTATTGTTGCAATAGTCGTTGCTGTCGTGTTGAAGCAAAAATCCCCACCCGACGTTATCCGGGCGCGTTCGGTGGCATCAGTGCCAAAGCCAAGCGAAGACCCTGCTGTGCCTGTAATCATCCCGCCGGTTGCACTTGGAAGTCTGCGAACTGCAAGTGTGTAGTTAGATCCATCGGAAAATGACGCCGAATCTGCCGCAACAGCACTTACTGCGACAATCTTCGCGCTACCACTGGTCGTCCCCACCAGCAAATCCCCACCCGACGTAAGCCGCGCGGCATCCGCTGGCGCTGAACCAGAAATCTGGAAGGCGTCCGTTGTACCGGCTGTTCCTGCTCCCTTTACTCGGAAGGTTCCGTCGGAGGAGAGCGTCATGGCTTGGGAAAACACAATCGACTGCGTGGCTGCACCGCCCGTTGCCGTACCAGATGACGTAGCGGTGAATACCGTACCTACGTTGTTATTCGCCGCACCAAAGGCAGTAAAGTTTCCACCTGCGGTTACGATGGTGTACTCATTGCCACTAACAATCGTGGTGGAGTTTGCTGTGCCGGAGGGGGCGGTGTACCAGCGATGGTTTCCACCGTCTGGGCCTAGCTCATAACGAGTAGCAGGATTGCTACTGCTGTAAACCCAGTTCGTTCCGTTATTGAAGCAGTTTCCAGAAAGTCCAGTTGCGCCTGCATTAGATGCAAAAGGCCCAAAACCAAAAAACAACTGAACTGCTTTGTATGCTGATCCCCAAGCACTCGGCGTTACCCCTAAGCCGAGGTTGCCGGAGGCGTCGAGGCGCATGCGTTCTAGGGCATTAGTTGCAAAAAGTATGGGGGAGGCTGCTTCGTTCCACATCTGCATGGACGAATCAAAATGTGCAACATAGCCTTTGGCAACCCCGCCAACTTGGAAGCCAAGAAGACCACCACCAGAGCCACCAAGGTTTACAACCCCCCTGCCGCTAGCTCCATAGATAATCGAATTCGTCCCAATACCCAGACCTGTGGAGGTCAGCACCATCTGATCTGACCCGCCGCCAGCGGTAAACCCCAGCGCGTCAGCGCCTTCTCTGTAAATGCCAGTGTTAGTGTCAGAACTAAACGTCAACGATGGCAGCAGGTTTGTGCCGTTCGCAAGATTAGCAACCGTTGAAAACGCAATGTCCCTCGGCACAACGTAGGTGTCGCCTGACTGTGCAGCTTGGATCTGGGGGACTGCTGTGTTCAGCAGCAAAACCTCGTATGCTGGGGGCATGAATAGCTCCTTAAATTGGGCTGTAAGACGTGCCGCCTGAAGTCAGCACAGTCTCAACAACGTAATAACTGGTGCCTGCACTGTTCAGCACTTCTTCATCAACAGTGTACGGCGTTGCATCGCTGGTCAACACGATCCACGGCGGGCCAGGGTTAGGGCCGGCAAAGTCAGTCGCCAGCGTGGCGACCGTGCCCAGCCCTAAACTAAGTCCGTTTCGGACGGGTATGCCGAAGCTCATCGGATATTGATGGGTTTGGCGTAAACGGTGCCTGCCGATCCGATCTGGATCGCGCTAACCCGCCAGTCTGCGCCGGTGCCAGACGGTACGATGAACGGGATAGGCGTATTGGCCGGAATCGGCGTTGAGCTGGTGGTTGCCGTCACACCTTCGCCCACGGTCACGTAAGCCGCAGTCGTTGACCAAATCACCACGCCTTGCGGGCCTGCTGGCCACGTGGCTGTGCTGCCAGCCGTGCCCGTATAGGACGCGGTGCGGGCTGGAAAATTGCCATCGGCAAGAGGATTAAGAAGTTCCATCGTGCGTCCTTATGCGAGGAAGCGAAGTTTGTACAGAGTCGAGAGGTACTGCCCCGCGATCTCATCAATGATGTTTTGCAGCGGCGTGTCGTCTTTATCGCAGACCTTGTACCGCATCTCTTCAATGTCAGCAAGCGAGTCTTTGAGAAACTCAATCACGTCGCTGTTCTTCTTGGCGCTCATGAGCGAGATGGGGCCGATCAGGCCGTGGCGACCTTGGTAGGCTTCGGCAAACTTGTCGGCCAGATCGACAATCCCGTCGTAAAACTCGTTCAACGCGACGTGTTTAGCGTAAGACTTGGTGTTGAGATGGACCGAATGGGTGACATCCCGCGCCAGAAAAAGCGTGCCAATAAAATCTGCGCAGCTCACTGTGGCACTCCTTGCATAGCCATTTGTTGTTGGGCCATGACCATATCACCCGCTGTCATCACGTCTTTTAGCGTCTGCATGACCACATCCTGCACCTGATCAGGCGTCATACCGCTTTGGATGGCTTGCAAACGCTTCGTTTCAGCATTGTACTCGTCAATTCGCAATTTCTGCGCTTCCATCGACTTGCTAGCGTTCTGGAGCATGTTGTACATCTGCTCCATCTGCGCTTGCATGGCTTGGATCTGCTGATTGGCCGCCTGCAGCGCGGGATCGTCCTCGTCCTGCAGCAGTTTCGGGTCGATCATCTTTTTCAGCCGCTCTGCCAGCTCTTGTGCGCCTGGCCAATCCATGTTTTTCACGAACAGATCGCCAGCCGCTGCCCAGAGCGCTGGGTTGCCTTGCAGAATCTGGCTCATCGCGTCCATCGACTCCTGACGCTTGGTCAGGTAGCTCGGTCCGACGGTCACCTTGACGTCGTACTTGCCCACGCCGGGGTTGTAGATCTTTTGCACCACCACACCGGCTTCGTTCACCATCTTTCGCACCGGTTCCGGCTGGTTGGGGTCAAGCCGCACCATGTTTGACTGCCCGTCAACCTGAATAATCCGCGCGATGCGAGGCGTGTCATAGATTTTGGGAATCAGATCGACCAGTTGACGGCCTACGTAGCGAATTGCGCGGGCGTAATTGTCAACGTAGTGGTAAGTACCGACGTCGCCCTCGCGCTGGCGTGCCAAAATAGCCCGTCCAGACCGTTCATTTGACGTCATGCCAAGGCTTGCGTTGTACTGCCCGGTTGCCGCCTTGATGTCTTCTGACGCCCCCATTTTGGCCTGAATTAGCCCCGTTTGGGCCATCGGCGGCTGGGCGCGCTGCGGTAACGGCAGGATATTGCCTGCGCCGTCAGTTACGTCAGGATTGACCTCTAAATACGGGTAATTCTGCGTATTTGCGGTCTTCCACTTCTCTTCGTAGCCCTCAAACTGACCGCCGTAGCCGATAAACGGTGCTTTGGGCGCAAGCGCCAGCATTTCCGCTTCTTGGCTCACCCAGTAGTTGTACATCCGCTGGGCGTCTTTGGCGTTCCTGACCAAACCTGAAATCTCAAGCTGGCCCTCAATGTTCCATTCGTTACCCACTACGCGCACGACAGGGATATACGCCCCTGCCCATTCGCGCTCTTCGATCATCTCGTACCCGTTCGTCTTGCACCATTTGATGCTCTTGCGCTGAACTTTGCGCTGCCGAGAGGGCTTTAGCCCCATCTGCCGCATCATTTTGTCTTGGGGCGTGCCTTGGAACGTTGTGGTGCCGTCCGGGTACAGGTTGAGCGTGGCAGGCTTATATTCGCAGTGAAAATACTCTGCAATCCGCACCGTCATCTCGCCCAGCCACTGCGACAGCGACTGGTCGCCCACCCCTTGCGTCATGATCGAACTGACCGGCATGGCGTTGGGGTACATCCGCTCGTAATCGGTCTTCAGGATGTCTTCAGTGATAAAACACCACTCGGCGTCCGCGCCGCACGGGTCTTGGATCGTCGGGTCCATGTAGACCGAAAAGCTGTTCCGTACGCGCCCGATCTTGATGTCCTGATCAAAGCTCGTCTCATCGCAGTATTCGGTCAGAATCCTGATGTAACCCTCGCCGAACGTCACCTGGTTGTCGCACGCGGTGTCGTACGCCACGTCCGCATTTGAGATGTACTCAATGTGCCGGATCATGCCGTCAAAAATCTCAGCCACCTCAACGTCGGCTTTGTCGTCGGCAGGGATAACGTTAGGCGACGGCCGGTTTTGCCGCTGCTCGTTCGTCACCTGACGCACGTGCTGCGGCAGCTTGTTGATTGTCAGGCATGGCCTGGCGTTGATCGTCTGCCCTTGCACCGACCCGCGTACCGACAGCACGTCGGCTGGCCACTGATAGTGGTTGTCAGGCGATCCGGCCATGAACCGCAGGTCGTCCAACTGGTCTTCGCGGGTGTCGCTGTAGGCGCTGACCGCCGTTCTAAAGCGGTCACGCATTAACGACAGCCGATGCCCGCTCGTGTTGTCGGGCGGGTCGCCTTCGTAGCCGCCTACGTCTGCGACCTCAGCAGCGCCGCCTATACCTGTAGCGTCGTAGGCCATTACTTCTTTTTCATTGGTTTGGCTGCCGCGCGCTGGGTTGCGTACGCGATTGCAGCGGCTTGTTTAACGGGTTTCCCTGAGCGTACCTCTGCCGCAATATTTTTACGAAAGGCGGCTTTACTGGGTGACTTGACGAGGGGCATGTCTACCTCTTCTTAGCTGTTTTGGCTGACTCACGGAACGCTTTGGCAGTCGGCGCACCTGCTGAACCAGGCTTTCGCATTTTTTCGCCAGAACCGGCTTTGATGCGCTCTTGTTTGGCGTGGATTGCAGCATACAAGCCTGGGCTACCGGGTTTTTTCATTTGTACGCTCCAACAGCAAGTTCTAGTTTATCGTCGCCGAGAAAATCCGCAACATCTCTACACAGATTGTAGAAGTCTTCAAAACTAAAGTCCGATTTCATTCGGTTAATGGCTTGACACACAAGGATTGTATTCTCAGGCGTGTAGCCAACAGCGCTGTCGATGCGCTCTATGGATACGGTGGTCAGTTGACCTGCTTCAAGCGTCATTTGACGCCCGCTGTACGCACATACGCCCCATTGAGTGTGCCAACACTCAACAATGTTGGCAACAGTCAAAGCAAAAATTTGCTCTCGTTTAACAGCGCTTTTTCGGGCGTTTTGCAAAAACACTTTTGCGCGGCCTTCAATGGTAGAATTTTGCTTGGCTCTAGACCGCTCATTGCCCGCCGTGCAGCACTCTTTGCACCAACTATGATAGCCGTCTGCCGTCTGCGCGTGCTTAAAGTACAAGCCAAACGGCTTGCTGGTCTTGCATTTGAAGCACGTCTTCATGTCAGCACTTCCATCGTTTGAGTGACGCCTTAGCCCGCTCGCCGTCCTTGGCCTTGGCGGCCACTGCGCCCATACGGGCACAAAACGACGCTTTGCGCCCCTTGTCTGCTTCTGTCTTGGGGTTCGGCGCGGGTGCTTTGAGGTTGCTGCCGGTCGCGGCGTTGTACTTAGCTCTGCCCTTAGCGGTCAGGCCCGCGCCTTGGCTTGTGGGGCGCTTTTCGCCCCGTCCGACTGCCAGACTCACAGATTTCGTAGCCATCACGCCCCCATCCAACTTGTTGCGCCCGATGAGCGGTCGGAGTAGGTCCGGCGGGCTTGGGCAACGCGGGGTTCGCGGCTTGCGACGGGGTAAGCGAACGTCACGGCGATCGCATCGGCCGCGTCGGGTGAGGCAAGTCCTCTAGCCTTCATGTCCTTCTTGCTCTCCAAGAAGATCGTACCGCTTGAGTCCGGCTTGGTCTTGGGGCCGGTCAGGTCTGCCTTGAGCTGTCGGTCTGGTGTGATGCTGGCGTTCTTTAGCCAGTCCCTCATCAGTCCCCACATCTCCGCGCGCTTGTTGCCCCACATGATCTGGTTCTTGGCTTTCCAGCCAAAGTTTACCCCACGCACCTTATACCGCTGTTCTACCAGTCGGTCAAGTATGCCATACCCCAGCCCACCTTCGTCAATCACCGTTAGCGTGGGCTTGTACTCCTCGATCGCGTCGATGACGTGCCCGACGGTCGTCATCGTGTCATCGCCCCGGTAGCGCTTGATTGCGATGATGTCCCGCCCCTGCCTCACCGCAATGACTGTCGAGTCACCGCCTGACCTAGCCGGGTCAATCCCGATCACGATCGGCGCCGTCTCGTCTTTGTGTTTGGTGCGGCCAAAGGCGGCGTCTACTAGCGAGGGGCCAATAAACTGGTCATCGCCCGCGCTCGGGAATTCCCCGAACACCTCGACCTTGGCCTGTATCGAGTCCTCGCCGTACTCCGCGATGATCTGCTCGTAGATCTGCTTGTCGGTGCCCTCTACGTCGCGGGCGTCGATGTTCTCTGTCACCCAGAAGTCGCGCTTGCTATTAAAGCACTCGAAGAAGTAGCCTTGGTTACGCCGGGGGTTGCTAAACGCGCACCAGAACCGGTGTGGCGTGTTCTCGGTAAAGAACCCCTGCGCCACGTCCCAGATCGGGTCTGGAATACCTGACGCCTCATCAAAGATCAGCAGCACGCCGTCGCTGTTGTGCAAGCCCGCGTACGCGTCGGGGTTCTCTTCTGACCACAGCCTGCCTTCCACGGACCAGAAGCGCGTGCCTTTCTTCAAGTCCCGTTCGACGATCTCAGCTAGCCACTTTGCAGGCGTCACACGCGTCGCGCTGATCTCAAACCAATGGCTGTTGATCATCATCGCCAGCCACTTGGTGATTTCCGACCAGGTGATCGAGCGGAGCTGCGCCTCACTGTTAGCCGACACAATTGTGGTGCTGCCGATTCGCGTGGACAGCATCCACAGCACCAGCCAACTGACTAGCGCCGACTTACCGATTCCACGACCGGAGGCCACGGCCAGCCGGAAGACGTTGTAGTCCAGACGCCCGCCGTTGTCTTTGATGTGCTGCGCCAGGCTTCGCAGGATGTTCCGCTGCCATTTGCGCGGTCCTGTGAAATGCTCTAGTGGCGTGCCCTTCTGGCCCCACGGAAAAACCAAAAGCACAAACGCTAAAGGATCATCTTTTATGACCGGGCTCCATAGCCGGGTCATAAGAAGTTGCTCATCGCCTGGGCTGTATTTAATTGTTTGCATTTTGCACCTCTGGGCGATGTTTATGGTGCACGCGTTCGGCAGCTAACCTAGCAGTTATGGCGTCGGTCAAAGAAGTATAAGACCCTAAGTGTATGGGCTTAGAATTTACTTCAATGTGAGCTTGCCATTTGCGGTCGCGCTTATGCCAAGTAACACCCAAATAGCCAGATGCGCTTTTAGTGCGCCGATTGCGGTTTTGGTGATTGTGCGCGCAAGAAACGTCGCGCAGGTTTGTTATGCGGTTGTCAGCGGTATTGTGGTTTATATGATCTATTTGATAAGTCGGCCAAACGCCGTGCACGTATAGCCACGCTAGCCGGTGCAACTTATAGGGTTTGCCGTCTATATTGCACTGTAAATAGCCCCGAGTTCCCGATGTTCCTGCTACATCTCCCACACGTACTTTTGAACGAGCGCGAATGTACGTAAACACGCCGGTTTCAGGGTCGTAATGAAGCAACTCTTTTAGCCGCTTCTGTGTCAAAATCTGCGTAGCCATCATCCGCTCCAGTCGGTTGGTTGGTCAGAAGCCCAGGAGCGTTGGCGCGCTCTTGGGCTTCGTTAATTATAAACGAATCGACGCGGGCTTGCGCTTGTTCTAAAGCCACATGAATGCTGATTGCTTGCGACCCACTGACTTCAATTTTTTGCGCCGCAGTCCAATCGTGTCTGTGGCGAAGCACCTCTAACGCCGCTTTGGTGTCGCCGGCCAATGCAGCATCCATCATAACAGTAGCTAACGCCTGCTCGGCGTCAGCGCGCCCTTTTAGCTCGGCCATTTCGGCAATGGGGTCCATCTGACACAGACGCCGGAACTCGGTGGGCAACATGCCTGATGCAAGCGCCAATGCGTCGCCTTTCAAACCTAGCTTGGCAGCGTCGTAGATGCGTTGCAGACGCGCCTCGGTTGCGACCAGCGTACGCGCCGTGAGCGGAAGTGACTGGAAGGTCATGGCTGTAACAGATTGTGTGGTGAGGTCATTATATCTAAAAGAAAAAATTTATGCACGGCTGCAAATTGTGTGGCGTTGGCTGACGAGTGTTAGAAAAAAATTTGTGCGACCCCTCCGTTTTTGACCGGGCCAGCCGCCGGCCCTCACCGGGGGCTATCAGCGACCGGCGCTCCCCCCAGCTGTTACGTTATCACGTTACACAATGTGATGTTATAACATCACGTCGGTGTTACGTTATAACGTCACGCCAGTAGGCGTGCGG